ATGGATGACCAAGCCTCGACCGTAGCTGACACCCTTGAGCTGTTGCATCTGAACCAAGTCGCCATGAGAGCAGCTCTTGAGGAGCTCTCGCTATGGGTGAGCCATCGCGGCTCAATTGCTATCCACGAAAACGTCATGACCGCCCTGGTGACCCTCGATACCAACGCTGAGGCAATCTCTGCAGGGATTAAGCGCTTACGGTTCTAAAAATATCCGCATCACCGGGGACTCATCCATGGTCGCGCAATGTCGCGCCCAACACCTAAACCAACTCGCCAATCGCAACTATCGATGGATTTTAGAATGATGAAGGTAGTTATAAAAACAGCCCACAAATCAATACCAGCCGAACTTTGTTTTACACTACCAAAATTCAGCATCATCACAGGATTGAATGGCAGCGGCAAAACTCACTTACTCGAAGCAATGTCCAACCCCAACATAGCAGAATTAGAGATTGACGGGCAAATCGCTCACAGGATCACTCACATCCCTTACAACACCTTATCCCCTCAAATAAGCGAAACCTGTGACAACAATAGCATAGTTGACACCATTCAAATGCACTGGTCAGATATTTCACATCACCTTCATATGCTGGCCATGAACACCCCCTCGGACCTGCTATCCGACGACATATTAGAGGATCATTTAGCTCCGGTGCTCGGCGCAGGATCGCCTGCAATATTGGCGGTTAAGCGTTACATTAAACGGACTGGTAAGAAGCCAACAGAGATGACCTTATCAGACTTTCATAAATTTATGGACATCTCAGTAAACGAAGAAAGGCTATTTGTCTCGCAGTGTGCAATGGCTTTTAAACTTTACCAGGACAGGCGCTTCAAAAATGAAGTAAGCGAATACTTCGCATCAAAGAACCCGGAGCGAAACATATCATTCCTGAATAGCAAAGACTTTCTGGAATTTTTCGGCCCACCCCCATGGGAGCTTATGAACTCGGTATTGGTTAAATCGGGATTACCTTACCGCTTCAACAGCCCAAGCGAAGACGACCCCGATCTACCGTACACACTTCGCTTAATTGACCAAGTCACCGGAAAAAGCATCTCAGTCAATGAGTTATCTTCGGGCGAAAAAGTAATTATGGCGTTGGTACTGGCCATCTACAACACTACTGAGGGCAGCACCAAAGGTCAAGTCCTACTATTAGATGAACCAGACGCACCACTTCACCCTCATTTCTCAAAGCTTTTGATCGAAACCATAAATGAATCGATTGTAAATAAAGCCGGTGTGACAGTGGTCATGAGCAGTCACTCCCCAACTACTGCGGCCCTTGCTCCAGAACACTCTCTATTCGAACTGGATCGATCATCGAAAGCCCTAACGATGATAAGCAACCGTCATGCAATTCAAATACTCACCAAAGGAATCGAACACTTAAAAGTATCTTACGAAAACCGCAGACAAATTTTCGTTGAAGGTCGCTATGATGTAGAGTATTACACAAAACTATTTGGAATCGTGAATCGAGACCATAGATTCAACTTCAACCCTGTATTTATAGAACCTCACAGCGGAAATGCAAATTGTGCCGACGTCATAGACATTGTAAGCAAGCTTAGAAATTTGGGCAGCGACCTTGCATGGGGCATAATTGATCACGACAACAAAAACAAAAGCAGTGCCCATACATTAGTGCTAGGAAATAACAAGCGCTACGCAATTGACAATTACATTCTTGACCCGATTTATGTATGCCTAGCCCTATTTAGAAATCGAAAGAAATCTTACTCAGACTTCGGTATACCGACAGGAAAAACCTCATATACCGACGCAAGAGATTTAAGTAATAACGAATGTCAAATCATGATAAACAGCTTCCTCACTCAATGCGGTATCGACTTAAGCAACACCGAAGTCACCTATTGCGAGAATGGCTTTGAATTGAACTACCCTATCGAATTTCTTCACCACAACGGCCATGATTACGAGAAGCTCATTATTAAAACCTTCCCCGAGCTCCATGGAATAAAGAAAAACAATAGAGATTCCGGTCTGAAGCTAGCTGTCCTAGAAGTCATTGAAGACTTCAGAGGCTTTATTCCTAAGGAAATTTCCGATACTTTTGATCTCATACGATGATGCCCGCCGAACCGGTGCAACTCTAGTCTGCCCCGGTTCGCATCAGCAAATTCTAGATTAGCACCCGTGCGTGGCTTTAAAATTTTGCAAAATATCCCACCAAGCAGCTGAACTGCCTGGACAGGCCTTAAAATGATAATGAGTTAAAATAGTTGCCCCAAACTACCGGGCCGCCAATTCATAATTACTAGCTCACTTGTCATTTCGGCTTTACCCTGCCGCTGGTTGGTGTTGCTGTAGCGGATACCCAGGCACTCGAAGTGGAAACCCTCAAACGCTCGACGGATGTCTGGGTGGTCGTTGATGCTGACCATCACCCTACCCTTGCAGCGGCGCATGAAGTCTGCCATGCGTTCGTATTGTTCAAACGGGAAATCCACGCCGTAGCCGGCGGTCTGCCAGTATGGCGGATCCATATAGAAGAACGTATGCGCCCGATCGTACCGCTCGGCACAGTCGAGCCAGGACAGATTCTCGACGTAGGTACCAGCGAGGCGCTGCCACGCAGCGGAAAGATTCTCCTCGATGCGCAGCAGGTTGATGGCTGGCCCGGTGGTGGCAGTACCGAATGTCTGGCCGGTGACCTTGCCACCGAATGCGTGCTGCTGCAGGTAGAAGAACCGGGCAGCACGCTGGATGTCGGTCAGTGTCTCCGGCCGTGTCATTTTCTGCCACTCGAAGATCTGCCGGGAGCTGAGCGCCCATTTGAACTGGCGCACAAACTCCTCCAGGTGGTTCTGCACAACGCGATAAAGGGTGACCAGGTCACCGTTGAGATCGTTCAGTACCTCCACTGGGGCGGGCTGGGGGCGCATGAAGAACAACGCGGCACCGCCGGCGAAGACTTCGACATAGCATTCATGTGGGGGAAAGAGTGGGATCAAGCGGTCGGCCAGGCGGCGTTTGCCACCCATCCAAGGAATGATTGGAGAGGTCATAGGTATGCAAGTCTTTACTGTATGGATAAACAGGTGTTAGGCTCGCCGCGCTTTGTGCACAAGGCAGAGGCTGCGGCTGGACTTGCAGGAAGGGTCTGCGGGTTCGGTGGGCCGGGCTGGATGTTGACGCATCTGCCCGGCTCGCCTCTTTTCACTTGGCGACTTCGCGAACGTAGGCCTGACAGGCCTGCAACGCGATTAGTCCTCGATCGCCTTCGTCGGTGATGGCGACAATTCGTTGAGCATGCGCTCGGTCAAGTTGGGCGCGTACGATTCCATGTACCACGCCTCCGGCGCCGGCGGCATCTCGCACCCCACCGTCACAACGCGAGGCGGGAAAGGATCCGGCGTCGACAAGGACCGACAGCCGCAAATCAGCAGTAGCGAGCCTGTCACGCAAGCGATCTTGAGCTTTTTTAGCATCTTTCATCTCCTTCCAGTGTGTCTGCCCCTGCTCCCGCAGGCGTCGTTCCAGGGATTGTCGTTCGGCCTGATGCTCCGTCAGTTGCTGCAGCGCTGCTGTTGCTGCAGCCTCACGCTCGCGACTATTTGCCTGGTCCTTCCCGGCCAACTGCTGGTCGTAGTCTTTCGCTTTGCTAGCGAGCTGTTTACCGTAAGCGTTAGCCTGCCAGACCCAGGCTGTACGCGCCCCGGCAGCTACAAACGCGAGCAAGATGACTACGGCGAGAGCAAGCCGCGACAGCGAGTTCATAGCAAAGCCCGCCGGATGCCTTCATGGAACACAGCATCGGGATAGCGGTAGTTCGCACACTCATGAGCGATGATCGCTCCGACAAACACGCGCAAGGTGCGCACGTCCTTGATGTTGATCACATCGTTGGCCTTGACGCCCAGCTTGGAGGTCACAGCGGCAATATATGCCTCGGTGTTGTTCTCGTTGCCGGGCGCCCAGCGGCTGACGGTTTCGCGCACAGTGTCAATTCCTGCACCTCCAACACCAGGCAAGCCGTCCTTGCCCCGGTAGTTGATCAGCAACTTGCCCAATGCACGAATGCCGTTTTCTGGTGAGTCGAAGCGGGCAAAGCGTGGGTTGGTCACGCCCTGCTCCAAGCCGAGCTGCCCCACCCAGGCGTTGCGCGGGTTGAAGTCGATGTTTCCGGGGTTGGCGTTGCGCACTCCCCGTGGCACTGCTGTTGCCATAGCTTTCTCCAGGTACAAAAAAACCCGCACTAGACGGGCATGAAATGAACAGGCAACCGGCCAGGTGCCAAGGCCGCCTAAGCAGCAGAAGCAACCTGGCCAACTGGCCGGTCAGGGGTTGATGATCACTGTTCCGCTGAGAGCATTCGCTCGGCGCATCCTTCCGTTGTCGAGGTAGCGCATTGACGCTACAAAGCCGGGCTTTACATCCACCGGCCCCCAGCTGTACCCGCCACGCCACTTGTAACTTTTGCCTGAATCAAGGCGCATATAGTTCGGGTTGTCCGGGTTACGCTGCAGCAGGCGGTGGATCGCCGTGGTGTATTGCTTGGTCGTCGTACCGCCGCCGATGATCAGGCCGTAAGCCTCACTGACCTGCTTGCCATCAGCAATGCCATAGCTCCGATCGATCCAGGCCGCCAGCTGGCCGTTGGCACTGGTGCACAGCGCTGCCCACGCATCGGGGTAGGCCGATGGCGAACCCGAAGTCAGCGTGCCGTCGAACGGCACCGGCGCCGTCAGCTGACCGCCGAGGTAGAACAATGTGTCACTGACGCCGCCAGCCACCATCTGGCATCCGTAGTCGATGTAGAACTGCAGGTCTTCCAAGGCAAGCACCTCGGCGTGCACGTTGCATGCACCCGGCGCGAAGTCGATCTGGATGCTCTGCAAGGCGGCGTAACGACCGAGCGACACCGTGTTACCGGCCATGACCTTGTTCACCACACGACAGGTAATGCGGTCGGCCCGTCCGCTATCCCCAGGCACCAATGGCACGCCATCCGCCTCGATGTCATACAGGATGTTCAGGGCGGTCTTACGGTCGCCCACCTCATGATTGCCGCCGGTGAAGTTAAGCCCTGCGCTATCACCATTAGCGGCTACATCAAATACCAGCGGCGGCAACCAGTCAGTGCCATAGGTACCAATCAGCACCCCATCGCGTAGCAGCTCAGCAAAATTCGGCAGACTGTTGGCACCGGTCGGACCGAACGTAAAGCCTCTTGGAAGATCACCGTCATCCCACACGATGGTGATACGCCCACCAGCACCCACCTGATAGGTCAGCGGCGCTGTGCCGGCAGCACCGGACGACGCCATGGTGTAAGTGGCCGGATCGATAATGAAGCTGTAGCCCGGGTTATACGTCTGCACTGCGGAGATGTAGCCACCCAGCGCTGGCAGCTGGGCAGTATCCAGCGTGACCGAAACGGTCAGCCCCAACACCACGGAACTAATCAGATGAACTGTCTGGATGCCGTCTCGAACGATGGTTGGCGTGCTGTCATCCGATAGCCTGATCACTTGAGTCGTGGGGTTATCGGCCGTGGAGTAGTTCGCCTGATCGACTTCCTCAATGATCCATCCGTCAGGCTTTGCATTGGGCAGCGCCGTGCTGCCGTTGACGTAGTACGCCAGCCGGTAGAACTTACCTGGCCTCGCGCCGCGCACCTTGATATCCAGTATCGCGCTGTTCCACGAAGGATGCTCGGCACTGACGATGGTATTACGGTTCATCTTGCGCAGCGGGTAAGCCTTGCCGCGGTTAACCGTCAACGAGTCGCCAACGGGTAACACACGGACATAACACGACGGATCAATGATCCATGAATAGTGCGCCATGGCGCTGGTAAGCGCGTTGATTGGGGTGCCGGCGGCCGGCAGTGAGGCGGCATCCACCGTGACCACGAAACGCACGGTAGGCATCGACGCCGGCGCAATCGTAAAGGTATGAATTCCAGCGTTCCGAACAATCGCAGCCGGCGCGTCGGTGTGGTTGTGGATGGTGGTCGCTACAGCCGTGGTGGCATAGGTCGCCGCGTCGAACTGCTCAATGACAATGCCCTGGTCGGCGTTGCTGCCGATGGTGGCATCGTTCTGAAAATAGGCGATACGGTAGTACTTGCCCTCAAGTGCCGCGTCATCGCCAATCACTTTCACGTTCAAAATGAGGTTGGCGAACACCGCACTAGCCGCCGAGATCACGCCGGCGCGCGTCATCTGCTTGAACGGAAATGCCTTGCCCTTGTTGATCGTGACCGAATCAGCCTGATTGCTCAGGTAGCTAGCCTCATAAACTGCTACACCATTGTCGTTGCGGTAGAGGTCCACATAAAGGAAGGGCACCGCAGAGCGGACACTAAAATAGGCACCATTCACAGTGGCCAGAATGCCCTTGGCGGTGGTGCTGTATACGGCCGCTCCGGCCAGCTGCACCGCTACGTTTTCAAGAACCGTGGCGACTTGCTGCTGCCCCAGCGCCGCTTGCTTGGCCAGTGACGGAACCAGCCCGCCCTCGGTGAGCACGTCCACAGTGGGCCCGCCATGCACCACCTGGTGCTGGATGTTGGCCGCTGCCCGCACCTGTGTCGCAACTTCGGAGATTTGCCCCGTATAGCCCTGCAGCGCTTCAACTGTTGCCATATTGAACTCCAGGCATAAAAAAACCCGCAGCCTTTCGGGTACGGGTTTGCAAATTCACAGAGCGGATCATTCAGTGCGCTTCCACATGTGGACCACCAGGTAAGGCGACAGATTGTTATGCGCACCGCCCCCACCGGTCTTTCCGGTATCCGGCACGTTCGCACCGATGGTGGTTTGCGTAACGTCATCACCAGATGCGTAGGTAGGCCCTGACGTGCCCCCAGGCGCAACGCTGCCCTGGGGCATAGGGTGAACGTGTTCTGGTATCTCACTGACGGTTAGAACATGGTTGTACTCGCCGCCACTGCCTCCAAGCGCAAAGGCCTTGGTCTCATTGCGCGCGTCCGTGCCACTGCCTACGCCGACCAACATGCGACCGGGAGCCAACGCCTGCCACACACCAAAACCGAACAGCACGCCCGGATTGGTCGAGTCGGCCACGTTCATATAAATGGACCCCACTGGATAGACGACAGCCAACATCGAAGGCTTGTTGCCGGTGTGGTAAGGAATGTTGGCGCCGCCGATAGTCAGTGTTCCATCGCTCTTGAAGCGTGCAGCCTCAAGCCCGTCGACCAGCAGAACAATGGCCGAGCCGTCCGTGTCAGTGCCTCCGATCGCGTACAACCCCGTGTCGCCATCACCGCCAAAGCCGTAGCCCACCAGACTGGTATTGCCGGCGGAGGGCAGGCCCTTGGCACTGCGCACGCCTTTGGTAGCCTTGAGCAAGCCCGTCAACGATCCGCCCACCAGCGGCAAGTAGCCGCCGACCATCTTTTCAATGGCCTGCTTTAACTGGTCTTCTTTGGTTTCGTCCAGCGCAATACCGGCACCCACAATCACATTGGCGATTTCTTCCTGCACCATGTTCAGCCACTCGGCCTTGAGCGGAGTGGGCGCCACGCCACCAACAACGGTGCCGTAACGAAAACGCCCCAGCGCAGCCACCAGGTCTGTCCAACTTGAAATCCGCTGCATAACTAATCCTCAAGGCCGGCCACTGAGGCCGGCAACACGTAGTGAACTACATCCAGAAATTGATCTATGTCGGCCACCATTCCGCGCACCTCGTCACGTCCGTAGCCAATCACCACATCTGTATATTCGGGCGCCTCCAGCTGCAGACGGCAATCCAAAGCCGCCGCCTCTGGCGTGCCGTAAGCACTTAAAGGCGCCGACACCTGCCATTGCCACGCCCAAGGGCCGCCATACAGAAAGTTGCTGGTGAGCGTCGGCCCGACCCGGGCTGGGCGAAACTCTTCGATCCCTACAATTACGCCAGACTGCGCCGCCAACCTACGGTAATACTCCAGCTGGGGCGCTCCCGAGGCAGTCAGCTTGTCCAATACCGCCTGCCGGCGCTGCTGCAGGGTCTGCGAACCCGGTACTGTGCAGGCGTCCGGCAGACCCAAGTAATCCTCCCAGTCGGTCAGCAAAGCGCTGACCGTGGCCGGGTTCAGTTCCAGTTGTAGGCCGTCCAAAGCTTGGTCTACACGGGCCAGCTCAGGTGCGAGACCGGCCACGGTCTGCGCCAAGTCCGGCTGTAGCTCAAGGTCGAAAGCAGGCCCAAGCGGCAGCAATCCACGTAACTGCTCGAGGTAGTCGGCTTCGGTCATAGCCATGTGATGCCCTCCAACACGGCCACCTGGTTGTTTGCCACCTGCACGTCAGCCGTCGGCGCCTCCAGCACATGATCCGTCTCGCCGGGCGCATTGCTGATCGCCGCAGTAATGTGACTTCGCAAAATCACCGAGCCGGCCCCGCCTTCATCACCCACCAGATCGGTCAGGGCTTTTTGAACGGCAGTCCGAGTGGCCGTTGTGTCGGGCACCAACTTGATGCGTGGCGTGAGCGCAAGGCGCTGGGCAGCAAACGCATAGATTTCACTGGTGACCGGCCGCTTTCGCTCCAGGTACACCTGCACCTCGGCCACCTTGGCTTCGCTTGGGAAGATGTCTTCGTCACCATCGCAGACGAAGGTGAGCCCAAACGTGCCTGGCCCCATCCAGCGTGGAAGCGCCCATGCCCGGGTAACGCCGGGAACCTCCAGCGCCCACTCTACGAAGTCTTCACCGTTGCCCACCTTGCTCGGGTTCTTGAACGCCGCCCGTACTCTTGCCCGCAGGTCTTCAGGGGCTTCTTGCTCGGCCCCCCCGATAATTCCTGCGGGACCGATAGTTGCCGTGGCATTGACGCCCAGCACTGGCGCCACAGCCGTCAACTCACCCGCCTCGATATTGCCCACCGCGCCTTCCGTCTCGGCCGCAACCAGCACCTGGGCCGCGCCTGATACCAGCGTGACGGCCTCACGAACGACATAGCGCCGGCCATCCTTGGACTGGTACACCACCCCGGCATCCACTGGAAAACCTGAAGACCCCACTACGCCGATATAGCCGGTCGCGGACACTGCCGGCTTGCGTCCTTCTTCAAGACGCCAATCTGCCCACTGCAGCAGCATGTCTTCATCGCAGGTCGCCGGGTGCGACTGCTTCGCGACCCATTGCATATAACCGAACAACTGAAATGCTGCGCCACTGAGCGCCCGCGCAGCCACCTTTGCATCGGATCGACGCAGCGCGTCCGGCGCATTACGCTCAAAGTCGGCCTCAGTGCGCGTGATAAGCGCCGGCAGCGTCGGAATCTCATACGGCATTGATCAAGCTCCACGTGTCTTCAAAGGCCAGCTGCAGGGTTTCACCATTCAATTCGGTAAGGCGTACCTGCAGATTGACCCGGCTAATGTCTTGCCGCTCGACCGTCACCGTAACCGCCGTGACGATTTGGTCTTCGGTCATCCAGCGCAGCGCCTCTTCCGCGTACTCCTGCGCATCGCGCAGCGTCTCCGGGGTAATGGTCCGGCGCTGCAGCAGCCACAGCCGGGAACCGATCTGGTCACCCGGTGCGGTAGGTACGCTATCGCCCCACCAACCTTTGCGGTCTGGGTCATCCAGTTGGTCGTCTGCGCCGGCACGGCGCCAGGTAAACAGGCTGATGGTGACGGCGCGGCGCAGCAGATTTTCACGGGTCATCCGTCACCCCCTACCGGCTTGTTGGTGCTGCCTGGTCCGTTCAGTACGTTGTCATGCACATGCTCGATCTGGCTGATGCCGGCGGCCACTTGGTCACCGCCCGACTCAATCCGGCCGGTGGTGCTGATCAGTGGTGTGTCGAACTCCACCGCCGTTTCGGCACTGACCTTGAAGGTGGCCGTTTTGACCTCGATCACCCGACCGCGCTTGAACTGCAGGTAATCGCCTTCATCGGTATAAATGGCCACTTCGCCAGGCTTGAGTCCCTGCAGGCGAAAACGCCGGTCGGCCACCATGATCACCACCCCATGGCTGCGATCGCCGAAAAAGCCCACCAAGGCTTCAGCGCCGTCCAAGGGGCAGGATGTGACGCCGTACGGCTCCAGATGTTCGATGTCGTCTTTGACCTCCCCGGCGGTGATGCGCAACTGCAGGCTTTGCAGCTTGCGCGCCGAGTTGGCCAGCACGACCACACCGCGAGCCAGCACGCTCGCTAAAGGGTTTCTCATGGCTTGTAGTCCGCAGGAATGAGGTATTCGAAGTTGTCCGTCTTCTTGCCCTTCTTGAGCTTGCGGCTCTCGTAGGCATCGTTCGGCTCAGGCAGGAAGCCGTCTGGAGGGGCAACGGTCATCTTGGTGAAGGTGCCCGGCTCGCCCAGCTCATAGGTGATTTCACTGATGAGCATGTCGCGGTCCAGCCCGATCAACGGGTCAATCACCCGCACGATCATGTTGTGCCGCCACAGCTGGCCACTACTCTGCCGCCAACCCTGCACGGTGTAGTTGAGCGTCATGGCCTTGCTCAGGGCGTTGGCCCGCTCCCACTGCACGCGATCGCGCGCCATCTTTTCGGTCAATTGCCCCGACTGACTGATCACCTTCACGCGCCGACGCGCCACCCGGTCATCATCTATACGCGCCTCAACTTCGGACGCGGCCGGGCCGTAAGTATCGTCGGTGCCGCTGCGCTGCCCCCGGCTGATGTACTCGGAAAACACGTTGGAAAAGTCCAGCGAGGTATCGCCGGTGAGTATGTTTTTGCCCAATTCCAGCGGGTCGACCGCACGGCCGGCCGTTCCCGGGGTGGCGATCACCAGACGGCCCAGCCCGTCGTCGGTGCTGAACAGCCGGGAAAGCGTCAGCAGACGGTCAATACTCTCGAACGCGGTCTCGCCGGGCTCGATAGTGTGGTCATCCAGCCCGAGCGTTACAGCGGCTTCGTTGACCACCTTGATGCCGTATTCGCCGGCCAAGGCCTCAACGATCTTTTGCACGCTCTGGCCGCGCCACTGGCCCGGTGAGTTGATCGCCGCGCAATCCACCAGGTCGGCGGTTTTCGAACGCCCGGAAATGCTCAAGGTGATGGACGTCCCGTCGTAGCGAATCGGCGTACTAAACACATAGCCGGTCAACAGCAGCTCTTCGCCGATGCGCACTTCAACCGCTTCACCTTGGCGAATGCGCACCGGCTGATCACCGCCGCCCGGCCACTTCCATGTGATTGAAACCGTGAAGTCTCGTGCTTGGCGCTCCAGACCGGCGCTGATGCTCACGTCTTTCCAGCCGGCGTAGTCGTGCCCGCCAACGCTCAGGGTGACGGTATTATCTGGCTCCATGGCTTAACTCTTGGCGACTTGCAATTCTGCGGCAGGCACAAAGCCTGGATGGCGTATAGCATTGCGCGAGACGATTTCAGCGCCGCGCAAGGCGTCGCCGTACAGCTGATGAGCCAATACCAGCGACGACAATGTGACGCGGGGCTGATACGGGCGCAGCCAAACACCACTGCGGGCCACTTCGGTCAAATGCCGATCCAAGGCCAAACGGGCGTCACTGAGCGCACCAAAGTAATCTGGCTCACTTTCCCCAGCCACCACCCACATCGCCTCACTTATCGCGTCACGCGCAGCCAGAATGTCATCAGCAATTGGCACGGTGGATTCCATGGCGCTACCGGCCTCGACCGTTGCACCCTGCTGCTCAAGTTGCACACTGAGGGCGGCCGGCTGATCGACGGTACGCACGCTGGCCACCGGCACTTCCGCCATATCCAGCAGCAGGTCAACCAAAGCCGCATCCTGCACCAGGCCAATGACAGCCGACTGGATCAGCGCAATGTCGGGATCATCCGTTGCCGGCCGCTCGGCAGACAGCGCCACGATGGCCTGCGCCTTGCTCTTGGATGAGTGCACCGAGCCGCTGGAACCGTACCCGCTGAACCAGCGCTCAACGCTCGCCAAATCGCTCAGCAGGCTGGCTGCCAAGGCGCCCGGCGCATTGATAACCGACTGCACAAAGGCGCCCATGTCGGCCGCCAGCGTGGTGATCGGCTTGAGGAAGTTGATGGCAAAGGCATAGGCACTGGAAATGGCCCGGCGCACCTTGTTGACCTGCTGTCGCGCCCAGTTGACCTTGTCCATCACCGCGTCAAACCGCGCCTTGATCCGCTCCAGCAGAGACGGCACATGCGCCGCCAACTGGCGACGGGTGTTCACCCGCTGCACTGGGAAGGTCAACATGCCAGCGATAAATGTAAGGGTGAACCGGGTCATGCCCAACTCGCTGCGAGCATGCGAGACTTCACACTTGCCCGCCGTCACCATCAGCCGCCCATACCAGGGGTGCACCAACTCGCCCGGTCCCGGTATGTCTAACGCAGCCTCAAGCCGGTCACGCTGAGCAATGAAGTCGCTGCCGACCACAAAGCCTTCGAACTTGTACTCCCGGGTTTGCCGGCCCATGTCCTCGACCAT